TACTTGTAAGAGCGGCTGTTGTACTTAACCAGCTGGTCGCCTTTAGCATTCTTAAAGTTGGTAATACCAATAGATAGCGCCTGGAAGTTAAAGTTTCTGTCTGTCAGAGTAACAGCGTCTTTAACTTTAGCGTTTAGTTTGATAGAAACTTCTGCACTTGAGAAGCTCATATTTCCGACTTCAATTTCAAGATTTGCTTTAACAGCGTACTTGTTCATTACTTCTTGCATTTCAGCGCGAAGTGATTTAAGAGTAGCTTTGTCAAATTTTACGAATTTAGTCATAATATAGCACCTTTATGTTTGTTTATATAGCTATTATAAGTTAGTTTGATAGTAATGTCAACAGTTATTTTCATTTAATTACATGTTTTTTTACTATCTTACTTCCTCATTTCTTATATCTATTATATCAAAAAAGGACTATGGTGTCAACAGTTAATAAGATGTTCTTAGATCATTTTGTTATAAGAACATCTTATTTGATAACACTACTGTTTGTTCTTAATGTTCATGTCAGCATCATAAGCAGCATACCAAGCAGCATTAGCAGCCGTGCAGCAGTACAAGCAGCGTTAGCAGTAGCAACACGAGAAGCATAAGCAGTATCATGGGCAGCATCATGGGCAAAGTCATGGGCAGCTTTTAGTTCTTCAAGTTTAGTCATCTTGTTTCTTTTCTTGGTATTTTAGTTTAGCATCCTCAGCAGCATAACGAGCATCAGCATAAGCATCCTCAGCAGCAGCATAAGCAGCAGCACGAGCAGTATAAGCAGCACGAGCAGCATCATAAGCAGCTTCAGCAGCATCACGGGCAGCTTTCAGGTCTTCAAGTTTAGTCATGATGTATTCCTTTTGATTTACCGTATATAGATATACTATACAATTTAAGAACGAATGTCAACAGTTAATTTCGTTTTATTTCAAGTTTTTTTACGTTTAATATCCATATCTTCATCAAACCACCGGTCAGAAAACTTGCGATCGCGTTCAGCCTTGCGATCACGTTTCTTCTTCTCTTTGCCTTTGGATCGTTGATCATCTGATCCCCACTCATCGTCTTCCCAAGCTTCGCGGAATTTTTTGATGCGGTTATTACTCATGTTAAGTACCTTTTTACTCTTCGATTAAGTCAGCAAATGCTTCTTGAATTGTCTTTTTAGTCAGCCCTTTGAATGGCTTCTTTGTAATCATTTGGCAGAGTGTTTCTGCGTCATCATTATCGACATCTTCTAGAAGGTTTATAAACAGTGTTTCACGTTTGATTTGATTCAAGGTATCATACCCACCACCTTTAATGAATATCTTAAGCCGACGAGCTTCTCGATATAGAAGAGCTTTTGCTTCGTCTTCAAATTCATTCTTATTCCAAGGTGGAGGAGTGTTTGGAATCAAAAATTCAATATTATTATCATATGTATATTTTAGCACAGCTCTAAGAGCTGGTGTATCGTTACTTCTAAGAAAATCAACTTTTTCTTCAGTTGTCTTCTTAGAAGCTGCTCCACTGATAATTTCTGAGATAGAAATTTTTACTGCCATTTTTAAAAGTCCTGTATATCTGTAATTAGGTGTTTTAGCTTTTTATTAACAAAGTAGTTAAATAGCTGTCCACGACCAACTGTTTTTTCTTGATTGTATTCTTCTAAAATTTGATCTTGATACTTCTGTGGAATCTGAGTAAGGTCAATCATCATTTTGTTGCGATGAAATCTGCGAAGAGTTTCTTCGTCCATAGCTTCAGGGCCTTGCTTATACAATGCTAAACGCTTTTGAGTCATTGCTTTTTGACGTTCGCCAATAGCTAAGCAATTATCTGGAGACAAGATGTTTGGTACACCATCACCAGTATCACCCTTAAGGATATGCTCTTCTAAGTATTGTTCAGGACGATCATCACGAAGCCACCGCTTGCGAATAGGGTCATATTGATCTACGTTTGCATATTTTTGTAGTTGAATAAAGTCTTTATCGGCAGAAAGAACAAGGAATTTTTCTGAGCCAATATTCAGTTCAGAACCATGCTCGTGAATTACTGTACCGATGATATCATCAGCTTCACAGCGGTCAATATGGATTACTTTGTACGGAAAGAACTCAGCAACTTCTTCACGAACATTACTCATAATTTGAAACAACGCACCCCAGTCCATACCTGACTTATCTCGACCAGCTTTACGGTTAGCCTTGTAATAAGGATATGCTTCTTTGCGCCAGGTATTTTTACCGTCTGCACAAATAACAATTTCACCATATTCTTTGCTAAACTTTTTGCGGTTTGAACGAATTGAATTGAGGAACATGTGGCGGATGATATTTTCATCCGCCGCCACATCTGTGTGATTGCCTATGCTTGCAAATAGCGAAGCTAGGATAACTTGATTGTAATCTACTAAGATAGCCATAATTTATTTCTCATTTTAATTTAATCTACATGTCTATTATAGTCCATGTAGATTGAAATGTCAACTCTTTTTTTTATTCGATTACGGATTGATGTCTAAGAAGCTTAGTCCAAAGGTTACCGAAGGTATTAATATCATTAGGAACAAGCCCAAAACGATCAGATCGTGTAAATCGATTGATAAACATAGGATCGTTCTTTTGATGCTCTAACACACTCTTACCGATAGCATAAGCAAGATTTGCATGCTTAGCTGGATCTTCGTTGTAATCATACATAATAGTAGCATTTGCTGATGTTTCTGACAAAGCACCATAATTAGGATGAATACAAATCACACCACTTCTGATAGCTTCAATCAAAGCAATACACGATGTCTCTTTCCAGATGTTTGGATACAAGAAAACGTGTGCTTTATCCAAAGCTTCAAGAACTTGTTCATTGGGAACTGAACCATGATAAGTCATATTAGGATGCTCGTGGATCTGTTTAAACAACTCGTTGTACGGCTCATCGCGCTGTGGCCATCCATAAACAGCAAAGGACGAATATACATCAAGATGAATATTTGGATATTCTTTAGACAGAGCATCAAACACTGGTATCAAGAGTTCTAGACCACGGTGTGGAGTAGTATGGTAGATGAATCGAATAGTTTCAGTATTCTTTTCTTCTGCTTCATAACGCTTTTCAATAGCATTTGGAATAACAGTACACTTAGAATACGGAATTTTGAAGTAAGCAATGTACTGATCACGTTGCCAAGCTGTTACGAAAACGAGCTGATCAAAAATTTTCCAGCCGTCATCCATCAATACTGCGTTCTCTGGATCTTCAGCCAAATCATGGCAGTACATAATATTCTTTACATCACTTGGGATTTCCCTTGGGCGGGAAAAGTGGATTGCAAAACCTTCTAGTAATTCTTTACTGACATTATCTAATAGACGTTGGCGCATCATTTCAGTGCCACCGTTAGAATTTTTAGATAGATCGGTTTCTACAACATCACCCTTGTATATCATACTCATTTAACTATTGCTCCATCCCAAAATCTTTTAATGAATCCCAACGAAATGAGCGCCAGCCTTCAGCTTTAACGTCATATACAGCGTGGACATCTGGATTTGGTTTTTTGGTTTTTGTTTCGACAGGTTCTTCAGCTCCTACTGCTTGCGCAGGTTTTGCAGGAAGAAGATCTTCTTTAGTAGTGCAGGACATAACACGCTCGTCGCCATTTACTTTCGTAAACGTAACAGTACAAACGCCTTCTTGTAGTGCTTTTTTAATTTCTTCTTGATTCATCATAGTATAGCTCCTAATTCACATTAATATTTATATTGTTTTCAAATATAAGACAAGATGTCTTCCAGCGCTTCTTCAAACTCTGCAACACTTCCATTGTTATGGACTCTATATGTGCTTACATTAAACTTATGAGGCAACACATACTTATTTTCTATTTCAGTCTCACTTCCAAGTGTGTATTCTTGTATAACATTTCCATCAAAATACCTACGAGAGTCTGATGAAAAATCACGGCCGTCACGCGTAAGTTGTACTAAGATGAAGTTATCGTTACCGACTTTTTCAACTACTGGGATTAACTCATCTATAAAGCCACCATCTGAAATGCAGTAGTCTATTTCAAAATCGATCTCGTTTGCTACTAATTTACCGAAGTAATCTAATCCCATACGAGGTTTGATCTTTTCTTCTGAAACGTAAATCATAGCTTCGCGACGAGACATGTTGCCAAGCTCTGAGGTCTTTACTTCTTTCTGAGAACGGTCATTGTAACCATCCATAAACCACTTCTCTTCTACATTGAAGTACTTGATTGTTTCTTTAAACAACTGATACTTAAACGATAGATGTTTGAAACCGTATTTTTTACAATAATCAGCTGCGTGATCTTTGCCTGATCCTGGCGGCCCATTAAATAAAATTATCATAAATTCCAGCCTATTTGTTCCCAAGGAACGTCTTTATTGCCAAAGTGTCCGTATGTACAGTTACTATTATAACTTGAAAAGTTGAACATGTCAAATCTTTTTATGATACCGTACGGAGTTAAATCAATGTTTTCTTCAATAAATTTTTGTATTGAACGGTTGTGGCCATTTGATTCTACATAGATACTCGTTGGTTCTTTAATGCCAATAGCATAGCTTAATTGGATTTGGCACCAATCAGCCATTTCGTCTGCTACTACATTCTTTGCTAACCAGCGTGCCATATAAGCGGCGCTTCGATCTACTTTAGTCGGGTCTTTGCCACTAAAAGCACCACCACCATGAGGAGCAAAACCCCCATAGGTGTCCACAATGATTTTTCGTCCAGTAACACCAGCATCACCATCAGGTCCACCAATGACAAAATTACCAGTAGGGTTAAGATGCCATACAGTATTTTCATCAATCAAGTCTCTAAGTACATTCATTGCCGATTGCTTACATAAGTCACGCGCCGATTCTATACAACCTTCTGCATGCTGAGTACTAATAACAATTTGATCAATACGTTTAACTCGGCCGCCTTCATATTCAACACTTACTTGTGCTTTAGCATCTGGGCCTAGAATACCTGTGATTTCTCTTTCAGCTCTTAGATCTTTTAAAATCTCGTGAGCAAAATAGATAGGTGCTGGTAGATAAGCATCGTTATCATTGCAAGCATATCCAAACATGATGCCCTGATCACCTGCACCAAAGTTGTCTGTGCCTAGAGCAATATCAGCACTTTGAGAATGGATTTCGTTGTAGATTTTTAATTTATCCCAATGGAACCCATCTTGCTCGTAACCAATATTTTTAACCACACCACGAATAATTTCAGCAACTTCATCTCGCGTTACGTTGAAGTTTTTTACTTCGCCAGCGACAGTTACCATATTAGTAGTTACTAGAGTTTCAATAGCAACTCGAGTTGTTTCATCACCAGCTTTTAAACCAGCATCAACTAGTGCATCTGAAATTTGATCTGCAACTTTATCAGGATGACCGTCACTAACACTTTCGCTTGTAAAAACATAATTATCACGAACCATAAATTACATTGCCTCAAATTTATCGTTAATAATCGCGGCTAACTCAGTTGAGAACGCGTTTTTCCATTCTCTGTTAGTAATACCGACCATGATAAACTCACGATCTTGTGAATTAAGATACGGCATTGCTTCTGCCATTGAGATAGATCCAGACTCATATAGCGCAAGATCTTCAGGGTTGACTGAAATGATACGTGTGCGGGTTTTTCCGGTAAGAACACTTTTGCGAGTTACATTCATTAGGTTATTCTCCAAGTTTCTATTTAATTTATATAACCATTATAGTCTATTAGAAAGCATATGTCAACCTTTATTTTCACTTTCTTTCATATCAATATCCATACCTATGAGACTCTTGGCATGATTCCTGTGGATCTTGCATTGTATAATTCCGTTGTAGTAATCATCCCTAAGAAGAACATCGTTTACAAACTGATACTTAGCTTCTAAATATCCAAGTTGTCCTTTTGAAGTACACAGATATAATATTTCTCGATGGAAGTTATCTACGCCCTTTTCCTCAATCATTAACTTAACAGCTTCAGAAGAACCGTAATATTTCTTCCAATCGGTTTCTTTAATTACGGTCCTTCTTCTTGTTTTGCCTTTGAGCGGTGGAAGCTTTCGTACTGAAGTAAGTAGCTTTTTGCCAACGTATTTCATACCATTAGATTTATCTGTAATCAAATAAACAAAACCAACCCAATCTTCAATCATCTCAGAAGTGAATTCTTCACCTTTATAAAGCCACATTTAATACCCCACCATTGTAATAGTAAGGGTATTTATGGTATGTAGCCTAGTATCCGCCGCTCTTAAACCAGCCTTTGCCTTTCAAAGCAAAACCGCCAGAAGTTGTAATAATTTTCTTTAGTTTCTCATTATTACAAGATGGGCAGAGCTTTAACGGTTGGTCACTCATTTTCTGCATTTTTTCAAATTGGTGATTACATTCATCACACTTGTATGCATATGTTGGCATAGGTCTCCTTACTCTAGAATATCTGCAATGTTATGAGCTAAAGCTGCAAACCATGCTGCGTCGTGCCCTCGTGTAGTTTCTGCTGCTGTACCAAGCCGAATTCCACTTGTTTCAACGAATGTTCGAGGATCGTTAGGAACACCATTTTTATTAACAGTAATTCCGTGTTCTTCGAGTAAATCAGCAGCTGCACGACCAGACAATTCTTTCTTACTCAAATCCATTAAGATAATATGTGAATCAGTACCACCTGTTTGAACTGGGAAGCCCCGCTCTTCGAAAACTTCACACATTGCTTTAGCATTAATAACTACTTGAGCAGCGTATTCTTTGAATTCTGGTGTACTTGCTTCAATGAATGCTTGTGCTTTTGCAGCAATGATGTTCATCAAGGGACCACCCTGTGTACCTGGGAATATGGCGCTATTAATCTTACGTGTGTATGATTCATCATTCCACAGAATAAAGCCGCCTCGGGGGCCTCTGAGTGTCTTGTGTGTCGTGCTGGTTACAATATCTGCATAGTCACAAGGATTGTCATATGCTCCACCAACTATTAAACCTGAGTAGTGAGCCATGTCTACTAGAAGTAATGCACCAACCGCATCTGCAATTTCACGGAACTTTTTCCAATCAATCTGGCGAGGATAAGCACTAGCGCCAGCAACTATCATCTTTGGCTGGCTATAATGCGCCGCAGCCATAATAGCGTCATAATCTAGAAAGCCATTTTCATCTACACCATATGAATGCGATTCATAAATCTTACCAGAAATATTAACTGGTGCACCGTGGGATAAGTGACCACCACTTGCTAAATCCATACCTAGAATACGATCGCCTGGCTTTAAAAAGGCTTGGTAAACCGCAGTGTTACAATTAGCTCCAGAATGAGGTTGTACGTTAGCAAAATTTACACCGTACATTTCTTTAAGCTGGTCAATTGCTAGTTGTTCAATATCATCCATGTTTTCACAACCGTTATAGTAACGCTTACCTGGATAACCTTCTGCGTATTTGTTAGTAAATACACTACCAGCTAAATCCATTACAGCACGACTTGCAAAATTTTCACTTGCAATAAGCTCTAAAGTTAATTCTTGCCGCAGAGTTTCGTTTTTAAGAATATTCTTAATGCGTAAGTCCATCATGTTTTCCTTGTTAGTCTTCACGTTTTCCGGTACCCCAGTCAATAACTACTGGGAAGCGTGGTATGCCATCGGGTGTTGGTGCAAAGTAGCGTAATGTGCACCATGTAGGTGTTTCTTTACTCTCAAAAAGAGCGCTTAATACTGCTTGATTGCCGCGTACTCCAGCACCAAACTCTTGTCCGTTTTCAGTCTGTAGAGCAAATCGTTTAATATGACCTGCCCAATTACCTTTTCCTTCTTCAACACGAAGAACATCATATTCAGCGGTGAGGAATTCTTTTCTTTTAATAAGGAATTTAGAACGTTTGTTCTGTTGGTAGACATCATCTTTACGAATCATCTGACCTTCAAAACCAGCTTCTAGATACTTGCCATATACGATATCCATGTTTTCAATGTCGCCAATAGCATCAGTTTTCACAACCTTAACACACCGATCAAATCCTTGAATATAGAACCATTGCCAACGATCAATGAAGAGTACAGCGTCATCTGGCGCAACAATCATATCATAGACGTGATATTCTACTAAAGCCTTTGCTTCTTCAAAATCTTCAGGAGTTGGCTTAGTTTTACGAACCAACGAAGTAATCTTGTTGAAGTCATCACGAAGATCATGGTTGTATAGTTCACCATCAAGAATGGCATCTGGGTACTTTTCGAAAAATACTCGAAGTTCTTCTGCGATATGGGGAACTGCAACAATTTCTTTACCAGAACGAGACCACAGACCATTACGCCGAGCAATACAACGAATGCCATCTAGCTTTGGTTGAGAATAATAGATATTCTTTTCAAAATCATATTTAGCATCTTCGTGCTTAGAAGCAAGCATTGGTTTAATCTTATCGAACTTATCAATATCAGCTTTTAGCCTAAAGTAACCGCGCTCAGCTTTTTTATTGAAGTCAGCCATCATCTCTGCAATAGCCTGATCTTCTAAGGATGTTTCATTAGCTTTGCCGATATTCTTTTGCTCGACGATCTTCCAACCAGACTCAACCTGTTTGCCATCTTCCAAACCACTAATAGCACGCCAAAAGTAACTAGCACTGCTAACAGCAACTTCAGCACGCCAAGTACGAACACCACCTTTAGAGTCGCGTTTATACAACGGACTTGTTCCTGCAACAATGTCCATAATCAATTCACTCATGTGTTTTTCCTTTAATCATAATTTAGCTACTCATTCTTGATATTTCTTCTGCTTGGTCGGTTCCTCGCATAACGGGAACTGCATTTGATTTGTGCATTGTTGCGATTCCGACAATGAGAGATCCTGTGTATTGGGTAGTTTCTCTTCTAGCGCAAGACTCTGGTATGACGTCCGACGTCTTGAGGCTTGGATATTTCTTTGAGTCGCAGACATACGATTTTGGCGCTTCATATTCTTTAAATTCCTTTTTTACCTTTGGCGTTTTACCGGTTATATATCCAATGTAACCTTGTAATGTTTCGAATTGGAATCGATGCATATTATTGCGGCGGAGATCCTTATTGTACCTGCGCCACTCTAATTCAACCTTAGCCATATCTAACTTCTTAGGTTTTGACTTAGACTTGCCGTGTACTTGTACACCGTGTATCATATGCATCGACATTTTGTATCCTCACCTTTTCATCTTATGTAGCCATTATAACATATCTAGAACAAATGTCAACTACTTTTTACAATGTTTCGCCAGTGCCATTATAGCCAGTTTCTTCAACATATCTGGTAAACTCGTTATAGCCGCCGATGTAATCTTTTCCGATAAAAATTTGTGGAACAGATTTTACTTTAATAGGAGCTCTATCCATTAACTCGAATAAAGTATCCTTGCTGATACCAACATCTTTGTACTCGTAATTCAATTTACGCTGGTCTGCAAAAGCTTTAGCTTTCGTACAAAAACCGCAACTAGCTTTTCCGTAAATAGTGATCATTGTTTTTCTCCTGTTCGCGTGTCTGTTATGTTATATGCTCCAACTGGAAGCTTAAAAGAGGTTTGTAAAGCTAGCATCATTTCAGGAGTTACTATTATATAGTTATGACGACCAATATCATCTTCCCATTGTCTTATATAAACTATATCGTCGTACATAATAACTTGCAGATCTTCGTGCTGTGCAGACGTATCCAGAATTGTTATTGCTGTTTCGTCCCAGTCCATTTCAATCGTAAACATTATGTTATCCTAATTTGTGTTGTTCATTAATCCCAAAGGCCTTCATAGTATTTACCAAATAATCTAAAGCCGTTATTCATTCGGGCCTGATGAGCTTTCTGACCTTCCATATCCCACTTGTTGTAATAGAAGTCTGATTGCCAACTATCACGACATTTATGTTCAAATGTCCAAATAATTTCTGTCATAACCCAGTCCCAACGATTGTGTACGTTATCATCTGAGCCCCATTCATTCTTTACATTAGTACTGTGCAATTCTTCAGGTACATCTATATTATCTACTAAAGGTGAGCCGTGTTTAGTTGCTTGTAGTTGCTTTAACATTGGCAAAATAATTTGCGCGAGAGTAGCATCCATGCTCCAAGTATCGTGTTTATCAATTCTAATACTTACTTTCTGAACACGTCTATCGAACCACAGCCAGTTAAATATGTTATAGAAAGATTGTATCATATCTTCAAACGCTTCAATTACGTGGTCCATATGATCGACGTTCTCTAGAGTAATACCGTCATATTTCTCTTTCATATAATTAGTATGCAAGTTGCATATTAATCTATTAGGATATTTGCCAATGTTTACTTTCATGTGATTTCCTTAAGTTTTTCCCAAGTATCTTCCCATCCTCTAACTTGGTGAGAAAATCCCAACTGCCTTTTGCGTAACATGTCTGCTAAAGGTTTATCATTGCCGCCTTCAAACATTGCATCGCCGTAAAAATGTATCGTAGCGGTTTCTTCAAAATCTTTTAGTATTTGACTTTTGTCAAATCCGCGAGGAGCAATATCAATTCCAGTATCGCCGCCTACAGTTGCTTGTAAGCTTGGAAATAATATATTAAACTCTGTAGCAATATTGTAACGTTCACTAATAGTACCTTCATATGTTACATAGGTCGCTCGTTGCTCTTTATTAGCATTTCGCCCAACAACACTAAAATTGATCATGCCAGAACGATGCTCAAAATGCAATCCTGTGCGAATGTTAAAATCACTTTCAGTTAGCTTAACAGATAACCATTCATGCGCGTTTTCTGGCAATATCCACTTATTTGAACTTATTTGAACGTCACCCGCCCAAACTTCATTACCAGAACACTGATATGCAATTTTGCATAGGTTATAAGTATCTTCGCCAATTTGCTCGACGGTCTTTTCTTTGTCACTACCAGTAACAAGGTAAACGTCGTTCTTCATACAGAAGATATTAAACCAAGCCTTGAATCCCAGATCAATCTGGCCTCGGCTTGGTGTAAGAGTTCCATCTACATCAAATATGAATTTTGTCATCCGTCTACCTTTATACACTCAACATATCCGCCGATCGAATCTAAATAATATTTAAAATTCTCGAACGAATTTTTATCTTGTTCGCAAGCTACCCGCGATTCGTAAATACCAATACTTGTATAATGAGCGTACTCAGGTAGCTCTTCTAAGGGAAAGGTTATTACGAAAAGTGCCCACATGTATTCCATCATTTTGATTCCATGAGCGACATTTGTGTAGAATATTTTTCCATCTTTTCTAACAATACTTCGTGCCGGGCAGATTTTTCAACCAATGCTTCAAGTCGATTTGCAATTTGTTCTAATCGAGCATTCTCTTTTGACCAGTTCCTTAACTGCTCAATCATTGCTTTATCGGTATCACTCATATAGTCACCAGCTGTTGTAAATTTTAGATCACTCATTATATACTATCTCTTTGATGTTCTGCTACACGTTTACGTAAGTCAGAAGATGAAAAGCGATGTTCACGTTTATTGAAATACAGCAAGATACCACGCTTTTTACAAATATCTTTTCCTGTAAAATCCTTTTCTTTATACTCCTCTCCTAATATTCTAACATCAATATGATACATTGTCAATATATCTTCAACATCTTTTTCACTAGAATAGGGAATAATTTCGTCTACATAACGAATACCTTTTAATTGGGTATATCGTTCTACAACTGTTTGAACTGGTGCATTCTTCTCTGGACGGTCTTCAGAAGGATCCATTTGCAAGCCGCATATTAAATAGTCACACTGTTCTTTAGCTTCTCTAAGCATCTGTACATGACCAGCATGCAACAAATCAAATGTACTAAAAGTTATACCATATTTCATTTTGTTCTAATCCTATCATTATATTCAATTGCTTCTTTTAAAATACTAAAATCGTAACCAAGCACTTTAGCAGATGCTACCAATGCAGAAGTATCTTTTGGAAAGCAATGACCGCCAAAGCCACGCTCTTCAGTTACATATGTATGACCATCGCCAATACGATCATCCATACTAGCATAGTGTGATACTGCTGTATGTTCTACACCGGCTTTTTCACAAAGGTCATATGCTTGATTAAAGAATGCAACCTTAAGAGCTAAAAAGCTGTTACGAATGTATTTAGCTAAAATTAACTCTTCAGCTTCTGCAATATCAAATCTTACAAGAGGTAATACTGTTCCGAGTAGGTTTATCCAGAAAGATTCATCTCCACCGCCAATTTGTATTTCATCTTGATTTTTGAAATCATCTTGGGCACGAGCTGCGCGCAAATATTCAGGTGAAAATGATATTGTTTTTTCAGGCCACCGAGTTTTAATTTCTCGCCATCCCTCAAGACTGATAGTAGATTTGATTAGTATAGGAGTGGAAGAAGCAATCTGCCCAATGCAATCGTAAACATTAGACATATCACAACTACCATCTTTGCCTATTGGAGTAGACACAGCAATGATTGCCGCATCGGGGCGATTCACATTATCAAAGCCCTTAGCTATATCACGAATATAAACAATGTGTTTACTTTTGAGAACATGCGCATGTGCTTTGCCTACAAAACCATACCCATATATCATTACTCTCATTAGCTTATAATCCAGTCTATTGTTTTCCAATCTGTATCTTGTGGCATTAATTCTATATTATCGCCGTGCTCTTCTTTAAAATCCTCATAAACAGCCGAGGTATAGAGTATCATCCCATAAGACTCTTTATTGCAAATGTAGCACGAACCACTAGAACCAAAGAAATGATAGTCTTGCTCATCCTCATTTACACTTGTAATACCGCTATTCATTCGCCAAGAATCACCGTCAAGATACCCACCAGACCAACTACCAAGAACTCGGTAATGCGGGTCATCGCCTTTAAATTTTAAAACGACCCATTTGTGTGGACTATACTCAGACATTTTTTTCTTCCCACTTATGGATGTATTCCATTTTTTGTTCAACTGACCATGTTTTCAAGTAATCATTATCTTTATCAAAGAGATTTAGAACACGTTCTTCATCAAGAATAAATGAATCTATAATAGATTCACCTAACCAGTGTTGAGAGAATTCTTTTACTTGTTCCATAGAAACAGAGTCTTCAGCCCACTCTATTTGTTTTGCAGTATCATTAGTGATATCTATTTCTAAGTTACTCTTTTGTAGCTTACTTACGGGAATCGCGTATCGTTGTCTGAATTGACTAACAGTTGTAACTACTACAAATCGTTCATCTTTATTCTGCATTTACAAATTCTCCGTTAACAATTTTAAATGTACTATCAAGGCCAGTAGAGCGAATATATTGGCGGCCACCATCAATCATTTTATCTTCAATAAAGATACAATCATGATGTGAAGAAGAATAGTACCAGTTGTCGTCACTATCCTTAATCATCCCAAATTCAAAATCCTCTACCATATCAGCATTTGTGATCAAAAGATGCTGATCAATTGGATGGCGAAATAAGCCAAAATAGCGATTGCCAAACTCTGGGTGAGGTGAGTCCCTATAGAAAATATCTGCAGGAACATCACTACTCCGTAGATCAGTAGTACATACGTACTTGATTGGAACACCGTCTTTCTTTTCGTATATTTCAATTACTCTATCTTTATCGAATAATGTTGGATGCTTAATATCCATTAATATATTACCTTTCTGTTTTCTATTAATTTATAATCATTATATCACGAAAATAAGACGGTGTCAACCTTTATTCTTCTTCGGTTTCTTCTTTTTCTAATTTAGCTTGGGCTTTTTCCATAGCTTTTACTTTCTTTCTCAGACGCTTAACAACTTCATCACCGTCCATCCAGATATCTTTGCTGTTTAGAATAGATGTAATTTCTTTTTCAGTTAAGAAATCTGAATATACATCTCGAAGAAGCTTTTCAGACCAGTCTTTTTCGTGTGCTAGACGATCATACATTTCACCGCCTTTACCCACTACACCACTCGAATAGTTGTGGAACATAAACATCGAGTGAGGTGATACTTCAAACTGATGGCCTTGCAAGAAGATTAAAGTAGCAGCACTCATACAAGCACCTTCTACTGATACTGAAATAGTACCTTCACTCTCTTTTAGTACTCGCATAAATTGGATAGCTGTGAAAAGATCACCGCCTGGTGAATTAATATAGAATTTTAAAATATCGTTTTGATTTGCACTACGAATAGTATCAAACCATTCGATATAATCTTCCGATGATTCAATCTCTCCGCTTAAATAAAACTCGTGAATGTTTACTGCTTGTTTTGTAATAATCCTATGGTTTTGACTTACTGGTGGTTTAAACATATCCATAATATCTATCTGCTTAGATTTAGTCACTTAATATTTCTCCTTGCGTTACCAGCTTGGTGCTGAGTAATCATTATGTTTTTTATATGTCGCGTGGCCATCTAAGCCGTACGCTGGGCAAACCGTGATGTATTCAGGTAAACCCATTTCGTCTTTACTCCCACCTTCCCCGCAGATAAAGAAAACATCTGCAAATTTCTCAGGACTAACATGAACAAATATCTTTTTTAGTAATTCGAATTGCTTGAATTCTTTTTCAGTAATTTCTATCATTAGACACTTTCTGCTGTAATTCCCATTTTGTCCGCGAATAAAAATACCAAACGCTCAGGACTAAAATCGAATGAATGAGTTTCTTCAGTCTCACCATCTTCAATATAACACATGTCATTGTCTACATATAAAGTTGATGATTCTTCGTCGAGTAAATCCCAGAAAAGGTTTTCGTCTTTGCTCATAGCATGTTTTCCTTTATGTAAGTCGTTATTAAGTATTAATATATCACACAATTGTTAAGCTGTCAACATTTATTTGTAGAAAACTGTACTCATGCTAATTGGATTGTCGCCTTCAGCATGTGCAGCAATCGACGTACTACAATCACCCATAACACCTTTAAGCAATGCTCTTTCTAAATTAGATTGCCGATGAGTTAAATCATGATCAGTTAGCTTCACAATAGCAATAGTATCAAGATCTGATTTCCTGCATTGTAGAGCTATAGTACCTTGACCAACTGCTGGAATAATAGGTAGCACAGAATATGATCTAACAACTTTAAGAGCGCGTAGGCCAGCTTCTGCTAATACAATAGCATCATATTCGCCAGCGTCAAGCTTCGCTAAACGAGTATCTATGTTTCCTCTAATATGTTTGATCTTTACATTGTAGCCAGCGTACAATTCTTCTAATTGAGCTTTGCGTCTAGGACTGCTCGTACCTAACGTAAAACCGTCAAAAACTTTTCCAATGATTACATCGTATGGGCTATTGCGTTTTAGTGTTGATGTAATTTCTAGATCAGGATGTTCCCAATCTCCAGGCATATCTTTTAGACTATGCACAGCAACATCAATTTCATTATTGACTAAAGCTAATTCTAATGCACTACAAAATACACCTTTACCACCAATCTCACTCACCGGTACATCGGGGTTTAAATCGCCTAATGTTTTAATAACAACTATTTCAGTATCACACGATACTATGTTACAAGAACGTAAGTCATTACAGGCTCGTTTAGCATATGCTAATGCTAAGTCACTACCTCGAACTCCTACTCTAATCATCATGACCATCTCACCGTTGGTGGAAGACTCATTAGAATCGCATCCATGTTACCTCCTGTTTTAAAACCAAAACGAGTTCCTCTATCATATAATAGATTAAACTCAACATATCGTCCACGTTTAATTTCTAACATTTCTCTATCTGCTTGAGAGTAATTCATCTCTAACGTAGGAGTAACAATAGATCGTATTAAATCATTAAATGTATTACCAACATCTTTTACAAAATCAAAGCTCATATCCTTTGGATCGTGGTATTCAAAAAACAGACCGCCTACGCCACGCGTTTCTTTACGATGTGGCAAATAGAAATACTTATCACACGCTTTACTAAAATCAGAATAATACTCTGAATCGTATCCATTACACATATCTTTCAATTCGTTATGGTATGATTCTTTATTGAATGGCATACAAGGAGTAACATCCATGCCACCACCAAACCATTCTTTAGTGCTTGTTTTTAAGTAACGTGTATTAAAATGCATTGCAGGAGCATGCGGGTTCCAAGGATGAAGAACAACGCTGATGCCAGTAGCCTGATATCTATTGTGCTCTTCAGTACCTGGAATTTCGTGTGCAAACGAAGGATCAAATTCAGATTCAATCTTAGAGAAGTTTACAGTTGCTTTCTCAAACACATCACCACGCAAAGTCATATGCCGTTGTGTCCAGCCTTCTTTTCCCGTGGGCTCGTGGCTTTCCATTTTGCTATCTATATCTTCTATAGTACTACAAATTTCATCTTGGAGGGTTTTAAACCACTTAGCGTATTCATTAAACATTATCAACCCACCTTATCTTGTTGCCATAGTGTTCTTCGAATTGACGTATCAGTTCGTCATATGTAATCAGTTTTTCATCTTCTATATTGTCCAACCAATCACCAAAGGCATTCCAGTCTTCTGTACGCATAGGAGCAACACCATATTCTGATTTGCCGCACCAGTATGTATCATCATCTAGTCCATAGATGTCGATACGACCACAAGAATAGCTTTCTAAAAAGTCTTTATACTCTACTACTGGTAATATCTTCCCTGATGTTTTCTTCAATACAAACGGTATGTCCCTTTCCTCATACCAACGAGTAGAAACAGGGCCCATCCAATTTGTGCTATAACTAATCAAATCTATTCCTTACGGTATCAATAAAATATGTAATATTACGAGTAGGAGTAGTCTTATGAATACCGTGACCGAGTCCGCATATCCAACCAGTAGTATCAACTCC